ACACGCCGTCTTTAAAAAATATGCGATCCGGCACACCGTTTTGGCTGGGAGACATCCACTTATAGCAGAGCCAGCCGCGTGACCTTGCGTATTTGCAAACCTTTTCCTCTAGCTTTGCCTCCAGTCGATACTGCATCACTTTCTATACCTCTCTGCCTCGTAGCCCTCAACAGCCATCGGCAGACCCTTGGCCCACTTCGGCAGCTCGCACATTAATGTATTGAACTCGTCTAACGATCCGTGATTGATGCGCGTGTCGGCAACAATCTCATCATGAACCGTCATGATGGGATCGTAGCCAGCTTGCTCAATCAGCAGCAGGCTGTGTGCCAGAAGGTCTCTGGCAACGGCTTGGGTTATGCTTTGAACCAATGAGCCGCCATAGGTGGGGATGGCTTCCCACTTATGGGTGTAGTTGTTCATCCCGTGGTAGCTGAGTTTGTTGTCAAAGGCGTGCGCTCTTGGGAAGCAAAGATAGCGGCCCGAAGGTAAAACAAAAAACAAATCTGGTTTTAAGAAATAAAATTCCCCAGCGAGAGTCTCCTCACGCCGGTTGTACCAAACGCTGTTGATTGCTGCCCTCTCAACCTCGCGCCAAAGCTTGACGATGGGTTTATTGGTGGCACGCCAGTCGTCGCGGATCGTCAGCGCCTGTTGATCGTCTACCACGGTCCCAAAGTTTTGCGCCATCTTCTGAAATGCCTTTACGCCGCCCTGATATCCCAGCGCAAGTGTTGCGATCTTAGAAATAAACCGCTGATCTTTATCGACATCGCTGTACGGAATCCCGTACATGTCAGAGGCCGTCACCTTGTAAAGATCCAGTCCGTCTCTGAATGACTGCAATACGGTTTCGTGACCAGCAAGCCACGCAAGAACCCTTGCCTCTATCGCGCTGTAATCACTGACAAGAAGCCTTCTGCCCTTGCCTGCGATCAGCATCCCGCGAAGGCAGGAGGCAAGCAGCGCCATCGGTTCACCGTCGAGCTGCTGGGTGTTGCGGAATTTCAGTACATCGATTACTGAATCGACATCGTCAACGATTGGGCGCGGGAGATTTTGGGGCTGAAAGTGCCTGCCGGACCAGCGACCAGTTGCTGCCCCATGGTACATGCCAGTGCCGTGAGCGCGGTTATCACGCGCCAAGCAGTCGAGCATCGCCTGATATTTCTTGGTAGATGACTTAGATAGTGCCTGCCGAATTTGCAGGAAGCGATAAACGTTTGGCGGGCATACGCCCTCCAGCGCACAGGTGACTGCCGCCTTATCATACGAATCCATGCTCACGCCCTGCGCATTGATCCACTCCAGCGACTTAGCTCGTGAGGCCGTCGAGGACAAAGCGCCGCTGGTTAACTCATAGACCTCTGCATTTAATTCAATCGCCAGCTTCTCGATGATAGCGATGGCGTGGCCTATGTTGTCTTTGTCGAGACGCACACCGCGCAGGTTCATCTTCTGATCGGTGATCCATACCTGCCGCTCGGTAGGATCAAGAGGCCGGAGTTTCTTGCGGATTGCACGCTCTGCAACCACATCTTGAAGGCAGTAGTCGTACAGCTCTTGCAACAGCTCTGGGTCTCGCACGCGCTTGCCTCTGTATGGCTTGCAAAGGCGTTGGATCAAATACTTACCGCGCTTGTCTTTGGCGGCATCGCCGGTCATCCCCATGAACTCGCCGCATTTGCCCAACGCCCTCGGGTACGCCATCGCCGCAGCGAGAGCTGCGGTGTCGTTCCACTGAGTGATCTTGATCGAGGGCCAGTGAAGAACCCTCTCCCAAATTGCTAACTCAAAGAACGAGTTCCAAGCCCAGACCTCTGCGCCCTTCTCGATCAGTCGAAACAGATCGGTTGGGGCTGGCATGTCTGGGGTCCAGAGAACAGGCGGCTCGTCATCCAATGCCCAAGCGAGGCAAATAACTTCAGTCGAGGGGTGGTCTGCATACGCAAACGCACCCGCCTTCCTGATGTCGCACTCCGAGTAGGTCTCAAAGTCTAACGAGATCTTCAAGCTAGGAACTCCTCAGCCTCCTCTGCAACATCCTCGGCTGACTCGCTCTGAATGGCATCAAAGCCGTCCAGCGCATTACCACCTCCGCCGAAGCTCTCACCGTCCTTCGCAAACTGAACAGCTTCTAACGAGCACAGTACTCCGTTAAAGCTAGTGCCGTTAGACCATGCGTAAAATCTAACCTTTGCGTTTACATAGCAACCCGCATATGGGCGCTCGTCTTCCTCGACGAGAGCAGTTAAGTCCTTATCGATTATCGGCACACGCTTTTTGTTGTTGGCCTTAACTATGTACTTGCCCTCGTACTCGGCTCGGTCCAGAGTGTCGCCGTCTTGCAGGGAATAGAACACCTTCTTTGGGAGCTTGCTCCACTGCTCGTTTGCAAGTGCGCTAACGAGCTGCCTCAGTGTTGCTATGGCGGCAGCGTCATCTTTCTTATCGAGAATTAGGGTCGCTGAGTACTTCGGCTGTGCGCCTGCGTCGAATGCGCTAGGCTTGAACAGGCTTGGGAAACTCAGTCGTGCGTTTTTGATTACTAGTTCGTTCATTTTATTTTTCCTTTTACTTTTCTATTACGTCGAAGCCTTCGACAACATTTATGGCAGATCGCTTGTCGCTATCTGGCACCAGTGTTGGCTTGCCTTCTGGTTTTGTGATGAGCTTATTCAGCTCCTCGTTTTCATCGCCCAAGATTTTTAAGGCTTGGGTTGGTGAAATTGTTTTAGCGGTGTAAACCGGCTCGTTGGTCAGCTTCTGCATAAGCTGAAGCGCCTGCTTGTCGTCGGCCCAGCGGCGGTTGGTCTTTGCCCGTACAAGCTTGTAGCCCTCGATTACATGGCCCTCGGCTGCAAGGCTCTGAGCCTTCGATGTCATCTTCTCGCACCAGCTTTTGATCAACCCGAGGTGCGGCAGTAGCCCCGCTACTTCTTCTGGTGTCAGTGAGTTAATAGGAAGCGTGAGGTCATCGAAGCTCATGCCTGCCTTTGCCAGCGCGTGCTGCGCCAGCGGCTTACATGTCTCGGAAGCTCGGCAGAATCGGCAGGCCGACTCGGTTGGATTGAAGTCTGGGTTTTCACCGAGCGCCGCCTTCGCCGCTGGCTGTAGAACTTTCTTGCCCCACTTTAAAAGCTCCGTCACCCGCATGGTGTGCGTGTCTAGGTGATATAGACGGGGCTGCACGATGGTCATGTGAATGGTGTCTATTTGTGCATCAAATCCAAACTGGTTGATGACACCAAGCGCGTAGCATTTTAGTTGGTCGCAGTCCGCGTGGACCAAGTGCCTGCCGTACTTCAAATCGACAACCCAAGCCTCGCCTTCTTTAATAGATATAAAGTCTGCGGTGCCGAATCCGTTGGGAACCCACAGCGAGAAATCGAGCCGCTGCTCAACGTGCGACCTGCCCTGCGGGAGCGCACGGCAGAAATCTAAGTACCTCTTTATGGCATCAGCCATTTCCTCATCGACCACAAAACCGTTGAAGGATTTTCCGATTTCATCTGTTGGGTTTGAACCGTCTCTCAAACAAAATTCTGCAAGCTCATGCGCGGCTGTCCCCTCCTCGGCAGCCTGACTGGTTTTATTCGGAAGCCCTCGGCTCTCGCTGACGCTCGCTGGACAAGCGATCCACCTATGCGCACTGCTTGCGCTCAACTCCGCGTGAGCCGTTTCAAGCACTAAATCTTGCTGCTGCAAAAAATTCCCCTAACTTTTATCAACCACTTTGGTTGTATATTGCTCCTGACAATAGTAGATTGCAAACGCTATTGTCAACTTTTGGAAATAAAACAGATGAAAACTGGTATCAGCAGCGACCAAACACAGGTCAACAACGCTCTCGATGAGCTGAAAAACATATTCTCTCTGAGGTCCGACAGGCAGCTTGCCGCGATGTTCGATGTGGAGAAACAAAATGTGGCGGCGTGGCGCTCTCGTGGAGAGGTGCCACCGCTGCGTGCTATTCAGATAGAGCATCTGACAGACGGCGAGATGACATGGCGCACGCTCTGCCCATCGCTGCTGCGCGAGACCCTAGAGCTTGTAAAGAAATGAGGTCGCAGCTTTATCAATTGCTCTGGTGGTGGTGCTCTAACCTTGCGAAGTTGTTGGAGCGAGTCACCGACAAGCTAGTCGAGTGGCTTGAGCGGGCAGCGGACTGGGCGGATCGAAAGGCAGCAGATCATCTTTAAAGTTTAGGGGAAGTACATGATTGATCAGTTTGGTCACAGAATGGTAGAGCGTGGGTACAACATCATCCCTACCCTGCCTGCAAAAAAGAGACCCAGCGGGTTGGGCTGGCAAAAAATACAGTCAACCCCAGAGTTGGTGCAGGACTGGATCACCGAGATGCCGGAGTTTGGCATAGGCGTGCTGTGTAACACGACAGCGGCGGTGGACATCGACTGCCATAACAAGGCACTCAACAACCGCCTGCTGCACTGGCTGAAAGATAATGTAGGTATGCCAGCGGCCCGCATTGGCCTAAACCCGAAGTGCGTTGTGCCATTCAGAAACGTAGAGGGCATGAGAAAGATGCGCTCGAAGGAGTTTGTTTGCGGCGATGGGGTAACTCACGCGGTTGAGATTTTGGGGGTCGGGCAGCAGTTCATCGCATACGGCATACACCCAAAGACCTTGAAACCATATGAGTGGGTTGCCGGTCCGACACTGGCTGATGTATTCCATGAGGATCTGCCTGCGCTGACCAGCGATATCGCCACCGCCTTTATCACGTTTTTTGAGCAGCAGGCTGAAGAGCTTGGCTGGGTGGCAGAAAAAGAAGGCACCCGCGAGAAGCAGCAGGCCCACGACGAGCTGATGAATTTTAAGGCCGCGCTGGATATCTCTGCCGATGAGATCAGTGAAATTTTACAGACGCTCGATCCAGACACAGAGCACGACTCATGGGTCAAGGTTGGTATGGCCCTGCACCATCAGTTCGGTGGAGATCTTGAGGGGCTTGAGCTTTTCGAGACATGGTCCATGGACTCTGACAAATTCAAAGAGGGAGAGTGCGCAAAGCGTTGGGAGTCCTTCGGTGATTATCAGGGGGCGCGGGTCACTATGGCCTCGCTTAAGTTTGAAGCAAAAAAGTCAGACAGCGTAGAGGTTATTGAAGAGCGCCTGCCTTCTATGCTCAATCACTGGGCCTTCGTGCAAGTTGAGGGCAGCGCCCGAGTTTTGAGGGAGGAATTGAACAGCGACCAAATCATTCTCTACAAGCTCGACGATCTAAAGAAGGAGTTCGCTAACCAGAAGGTGCTCGACCACGGCAGCGACAAGCCTCGGATGATCAACCTCGCAGACATGTGGCTTGAGCACCCAGACCGCAGAACATACGCGGGGGGCATCTGCTTCTCGCCCGATGGTCAGGTGTTAAACAAATACAATCTATGGCGAGGCTGGAGCTATAAGCCGGTTGAGGGCGATGTGTCTCCCTTTATAGAGTTCGTTACCAACGTGATCGCAGGCGGCGACGAGGGCCACGCAAGGTACATCCTTGGGTGGGTTGCGCAGATGATCCAAAAGCCTCAGTCCAAGGTGGGTGTTGGTATTACGCTGCGCGGAAAGAAAGGCTCCGGCAAGTCATTTTTCGGTGAGCTGGTCGGCGGGCTATGCAAGCCGCACCACCGCATCGTGTCCAAAGCAGACCACGTTACCGGCAAGTTCAATCGCCACCTAGAGGACACGTTGCTGCTTCAGTGTGACGAGGCTTACTGGGCAAGAAACAAGGCAGCCGAGGGTGCATTGAAAGATCTTATGACGAACAACCGCATCACGGTTGAGCGCAAGGGAATGGACAGCTACAGCTCCAATAACTACACGCGGCTGCTGTTCACCTCCAACGAGCAGTGGGTAGTCCCCGCAAGCCTTGACGAGCGCAGATTTGCGGTCTTCGATGTGTCCCCGTGCCAGATGCAGAACGCAAAATATTTTGGCAATCTCAGACGCTGGTATGATCGCGGCGGTGCAGAGCACCTACTGCATTTCTTCAAGAGCTTCGATCTCAGCTCGGTTGATGTCCGCGTTGCCCCGAACACTGCGGCACTCGATCAGCAAAAGCTGCTGTCTCTGGACACTATCGATCAGTGGGTGCTCGACTGCATTAGCTCCGGTGAGTTCCGAGAGCAGAAATCAAACGGCGATGTTTTTGAGTTCGGAAGCGCAGAGGCGAAGCACAGCATTTATCAGTGCTATGTTTCGAGCGTTAAGGGCCGCTTCGAGAGCGCGAGGAAAGAGAATCAGTTCTGGCGACATCTGCTAGATATCGATGGGCTGATTGTTCGAGAGTCAAGGAAGCGAGTCGCAGACCGACAGATACGTTGCATTGAGTTCGCACACCCCAAAATCGCACTAAAGGCATTCCTCAGTCACCACAACATTAAAAACGACGAGGTCGTTGAGGCCGTAGAGGATCTAGATCCGCTCGACCCCGCAAACTGGTCCGACGAGGTTCCCTTTTGACAGAGGGTGAGGCCAAGACATGCACGGTCTGCGACACCAAGAAGCCGGTTGCTGATTTCTACATGAGGGGCAACGGAAGCGTCGAGCCGGTGTGCAGGCGGTGCCGGACAACAGGTGAGCAGGTCAGGTTAAACGCAAGCCCCCGAGCATACTTGCGCAACCTGCTGAACAAGGCGCGTTACGGCGCAAAGAAGCGCGATCTTGCGTTCGAGATCACGCTAGACGAC